ATGCCTATACCTCCTTCGTGGTTAAATGTTTCGCATATTCTTCAAGTGGCACACCTAATCTTTTAGCAATTGCTACCTGTGATGGTGTGAGCTTCACAGTTTTTTTGCGTCCTGATTGGCTAGGACGGTTAGCCGAAGCTACAACTTGAGCGGGTTTCGCTCTTTCTGTAGTTACTGTATCCTTTGTAGCAAATTTGTGCGGAAATTCAAGTCTTATTCTTTTATCAATTTCTGCATAGTATTCATCACTTCTAGGATCAAATCCTTCTTCTTCTACAAGCTTTTTATGCATATCAAATGCAGTATAAGTCATTGCAGAATCATTACCAAACCAACTATTTTTAGCAGCCCATTCTTCTGCTTTAGGATCAGTTTGAGGTGCTTGAACATTTTGTTGAGGTGTAATTGTAACCTCTTTTTGTTTAGGTAACTCTTCTTGAGAAGCTTTAAGAGATCTTAATCTAGCTGCTTCCATAGTTAATTCAGCAATCTGCTCTTGTGCAGAAACTTGAGCTTCTACATCTCTAGCATCAATAGCTGTTTTAAGTGCCATCTTAGCATTAGCTAAATTAGATTTAACTCTATTTTCAAATTCAGATACATAAACTTTATCTGTTTTTTGCAATCTAGATTCAATTTGATTTTTTTCTCTTTGAACAGATTGAGCATAAGCTAAAGCTTCTTCTCTTTGTCTTTCAGCTTCTCTCATTTTACGAGTTAATTTAGCAATACGTTTTTTAACGCCTTCACTATATTCTTCTAACTCATCTTTTTCAGCAGCTGTTTTTTCAACTTCTGCTTTTACTTCAACTGGCTTTTCAGCTTCTTGTTGAACTTCTATGTTCTCTTCTTTTTTCTCTTCCGCGGCAGCTTTCGCTTGCTCGTTGTTATCTAATTCAATCTCAGCTCCTTCTTTTTCGCCGACATCAATTAGCGGATCGTTTTTTGGTTTTTTGTCTTCTATTGGCATAGTGCCTCCTATGTTTAAATATGATGAAGAACATCTTCAGGGTTCTTAATAGTCCCTAAAACTTCGTCATCGTTTAGTAGTCGCACTTCTCCACCTTCTATTGGTAATCTTGAACCCGCATAACGAGCAAAGATAACCCAATCTCCTTTTTTACACCATGGACCTGTTGGATAACGCTCTTTATCGTTATATGCTAATGGTCCAATTTTTAAAACATAACCACAATTTGTAGCTATTCTTAATTTGTCTAATGATTCTTGTGATATAATAATTCCACCTTTAGTTTTATCTTTTGGTGTAAATGGTAATACTAATAATCTCCAACCCGTTGGGTTTGGTAAACTATCAATTAATGATTCTGAAATATTTTCAGCTCTTACTGTTTTTTGATTTTCTTCTTTGTATTTTTCTTCAAGACCTAGGACAGTCTTTGGTATTTCATTTGACTGAACATCAGTCGAGTTTAATAATGTTTCCGGCATCTTCTTTTAGCTCCTTTGTGTTTAGCAGGTTAGAGATTTCCTGTAATAAAAATTCGTATGTACGAATTTGTCCAAGTATATACTTGTAATTTTCCATATTGTCAACACCTCCTGAAGTAATAGTTAGAGTTAAATTTTCTAACTGTGCCTTCATAAAGCGTTGTAATTTATAAGCTACATCTACTGTTTCCATCTCTTCTCCTTTTATTATATTAACAATTCCACTTTCTTAAAGATTTATTAATTCTTGAATTTGGGTCTCTTGCAGTTTTAGCTGAAGTCAATTTAGCTTTCATCCCTTTCATTCTACTACAAAATGATTTTCTTCTCTTAGCAGATTTTGAACCTGGTTTTAATTTAGATGGTTTAGTTGTAACAGCCATTGATAATTTAGAACCTGGATGTTGACGTCTATAGGATGCTATACCTTTTCTATTTAATCCACCAGATTCAGCTTTGCCTTCTTTTCTTTGCCAAGCAGGAGTACCACCTGATGCAAGATAAGCTCTACCCATTCCTCTAGATTTCATCATATTAATATACCTTTGTAACTTTTCTTCTATTATTCATTACTTTACCACAACCTCTTGCAATAAATCCACCTTTTTTAAATGTAGGATTTGTTACAGGTTCAAAAGAAATACCTTTAGTTTTAATTATAGTTCCTTTTATAGTAACTGGTTTTTTTCTTTTATCTGTAAATTTAGGTTTTTTTAATTCTGCCATTATTTATGGTATATCTTTTTTTGAAAGAAAATTAGAAATCTGTTCATCATCTAAACCAAGTTCTCTTAATTTTCTAATTTGTTCTTCTATTGGATCTTCTTTAGGATTAGTACCATCTTTATATGCAACTCTATTTTCTTTAATAATTTTTGCAATACCTGTTCCTTTTTTTTGTTTACCTAAACCAGCCATATTAATATAATTTTGTAATTTTAGTTTTAACTGCTTTTCCTTGTCCTCTTCCAACCAAACCACCTTTAGCAAATTCTGGTTCAGCTGTAGAATCTTCTGGACGTAAACGATTTAAACCTTCTTGTCTACTTTCTTCTTCTAAAATTTGTTTATATTTTTTATTTAAATCTTCTTCTGATTTTTTAAATTTTTCTTGTTTTCTTTTTTCTTCTCTATAAATTTTATTACCTGAATAATCTGACATTATTTTTTTGGAAAACCAGCTTTCATATTTGCATAAGCTTTTTTAGAAATAGTAGTTTTAGATTTTGGTCTTGATATACCTAATCTTTTTCTTCTATTAATATTCGCCCAAAGTCCTGGTTTAGCACTCCCGCCATCTTTCATGTAACCCATTTTATTTCTTACAGGAGTTGGTAATTTAGCAAGTCCAGGATTTTTTTCTTTGTCAACTGGCTTTAAAGATTTACCACCATCCTTAAAGCCTGTTCTTGCATTTATAACTTTTGCAATACCTGTTCCTCTTTTTTGTATTCCAAGTCCTGACATTATTTTTTCTTTTTAGCTCTGCCGCCTTTTTTCATATATTCAGCAGTTTCTTCTTCAGCATATTTTTCTGGAGATACTTTTCCAGCTTTAATAGCTTTAGCTTGTTTAGATAAACTTTTTAATTCTTCTCCTTTATGCTTTTCAGCTTTTTCTTTTTTAACAAATTCTTTTGGAGATACTTTTCCAGATTTAACTTGTTTAGCTTCTGCTAATTCTTCACCATAAGTTTCTTTACCACCAAAAGCTTTTCCACCTTTTTTTAAAGCAGCTCCCATTCCTCTAAGAGCAATTCCACCGCCTCTAAGTGCAGCTCCCATTCCTCTTAATGCAATTCCACCGCCTCTAAATGCTGGTCTTGGTCTTTGTTTAAAATCGTTTCTCATTTTTTTCTCCTTATCCGTTTTCCTGGTTAGTGTTTGTCGGTCTATTTGCCATTGTGCGAGCTACCGACTCTGCGCTACGCCCAACTACATAACCTCCGAGTCCAACATTTAACAATGTCCAAACATCGCCAGGTAATTCAAAAGTGATTACTGCACCCATGAATACTTTTATAACAGGTCCTATAACATAATTCCAAACTAAAATAAAGATCAAAACATACATCAAAAGAGGTCTCCAAGAACTAGCAAACCAGCCAGCTTTTGCTTCAGCTTCAATGATTCTAGATGCTGCTTGTAGCTCTTGTGTATGAGATTGTAATAATTGAGTTTGTAATTGTGCTTTTAATTTCTCTTGTAAATCTTTATCAGGAACTGCTTTTTCAATAGTACTAAAAAGAATTTTGGCTAATGGTGCGATAGCTCCAAGCATTGGAAGCATATTAAAACCACTTCGCTATTTTTCTCTTATCGGTCATCATTCTTCTTTGACCTTTAACTGGTTCATATTGAGTTTCATCTTTGCTTGTCATCTCAACATCAATTCCACCTTTTTTATAACCATCTTCATTTAAAAATTTATCATGACTTCCAACTTGTGTACCGTAAGCAGATGATTCTCCTTCATTACCTGTTACTGCTCCACCTTCTGCATATCCTTTTCCAACTTTTCTAGATTCAGATAAAGCAATTGCTATAGCTTGTTTTGGATTCTTAACTATTTTATCAGATTTACCACTATGTAGTTTACCTGCTTTGAATTCATGCATAACTGTTTTCACTTTTTTTTGTGATGGTGTCATTTTTTTCATATTACATTCCTGTTATTTTAGTTTGTTGTATTCCTTGCTTTGCAAGACTTACACCAGCTCTTAGTTTAGCTAATTTTTCATTTTGTTCAAGCTTATTTTCACTATTATTTTGGTTCATTAAGGCTCTCATCTTATCTAAGGCTATTCTATCCTCAGCTTCTTTACGTTTTTGCTCATTTTCTATAGCTCTTAAGTCAATTTCACGTGATTTTAGCTTCAATAATGGGTCAGAATCAAATTGTCCTAACACTTTATTTTCTTCATCAGCAAATTCTTTAGTCATTTCAGCTATTAATTTAGCTTTTCTTGATTCAATTTGACTCATAATCATTTGAATCTGTTGTAAAGCTTGTGGATTTATTTGAGCTTGTTGTTGCAATATAGACATTTGTTGTAATTCTTGTACAAATTCTATTTGAACTTGTTCTTGAGCCATTAAAGAAATGTGCTGAACAATATTTCTTTGTAATGAAGAAACAGAAATTGGATTATTTTTAACTGAATTCAATTGTAAATAATTTAAATGAGCATCAATGTGAGCTTTATGATCTTGACCAGCAAATGCTTGGAAAGGAGAACCTGTCATTGAAGCGATATGTTCCATTGCAGGATCCATTGGTTGTGGTTGTCCAGGTGGTGGTAATATTAAATCAATATTTTTTACACCAATAGCTTCATACATAGATCTGTATGCTTGATACAAATTATGAATTTGTGGATTTGATTGAGCAAGTTGTAGTTGAGTTTGCGCTAAACTAATTCTTTGAGTTTGAGAAAATATATTTGGATCAGCAACTGGAATAATATCTACTTTATCATCAAAATCAGTTTGTTTAATTTGTCTTGCTCCACCAACAACATCATATGGATATACTGGTGGTAAATAAGTTGCGAATACTTTTGCTAATAATTCAAATTCATTTTTAAGTGAAGCATACAATCGTTTATGAATTGCGGACATCACCCTCGATCCGCGCTCCAAGAGCGCTAATGTCGTACCGACTGCAGCTTGTTGATTCATATCGCCCACTTGTGCATCTGCGATGCTCGCGAATCGTTGACCTGCTTGAACCACAACACCCATTAATTGTAATAATGTTTGATCCGGTCCTTTAAATGGTAAAGGTAAAAACGCATCACGAAGATTTCCTCCCGGAGCGTCGACATCTCTAAATTCTCCTGGTTGAATTGGTTGTGCATCATCTCTAACTCTAATACCACGCATTTTAAATCCTGCTGGTAAATTAGCTAAAGTTCCTGCATCTAATAATTGTCTTAAAGCTTGTGTTGCAGTTCTTGATAAACCACCAATCATGTGAATTAATCCAAGACCATAGAATCCAAGTCCTGGTAAAAATTTAAAATGTACAAAATAATTAATTTTTCTTCTTAATGGATCATCTGGTTTATAATTACGTCTTATAGATAAAACTTCTCTAGAACTTTCTTCAATCGTTACAATATATGGAAGTTTAATACCTGTGGGCTCACCAGTTTGAGGATTTTTATCTTCAAAACCTTCTATATCTAAATTAACATGACATTCTAATAATGTATAAACATCTGCTTGTTTAGAAACTCTAATCCCTTGTAATTCTAATTGTTTCTTTTCAATATCATCTTGTTGTAATGGTGGTTCTCCTAATTCAACATCTTTATAAAATCCTGATACTTGTTGTTTCTTTAAATCATTTTCAGAAATTTTAAGTACATGAATAATTGCTTCAGCGTCTTCTAATGAAGTTGCAGTATAAGGTACAATTAAATCATCGGATGGAATAAATTTAGATACCGCTCTTTGCAACATTTCATCATAATAAATTTTTTTAAATGTTGATCCTGATAGTGGTAAATAAAATAACATTTGATCAAACTCTGGTTCATATTCTTTCATGACATCCATAATTTGATAATTCATAAAATCTTTAACACGAGTTGCTTGTTCTTCTTTATTTCGATCTGACATTCCTATGATTTCAGTTCTAACAGGGCCACCTGCTGGTAATAATTCTTTATAAGCTTGTGATTGGAATTGTGTAATTGCTTCAGCTAAAACTGGATGAGTTACACCCGATGCATTTCTAAATGGTTGTGTTCTTGTTTTATAAGTAAATCCTAAAAGGTCTAAACCTTTTACATAAGTCATTTCCCAATCTTGTCTTGAAGATTTATAATCAGTATATTTTTCTTGAAGATCAGAACCGATTCCTCCAAGAATACTATCATCTAAAAATTCTGCAAGATTTGCATTATGGTCTTGTCCACCTTCTTGTGATGCAAGTTGTGGGTCAAAAGAAATTTCTGCTCCACCATCTTCTGTTTGTTTGATTTCAATATCAGGATTTTGTGCTTGTTGTAAATCTTCTTGAATAGATTGTTCTACTTCAGTTTGACCAGGAATTTCAATAGTAGTCTTTGTATTCGGCAACGCCTTATCTATATCAGCCATGATTAACTATACCTTCTTTTAAATAATGTTTCAACACCTTGAGGATTAGGACCTCTAACAGGTGGAATGGTTCTTGTCAAATTTGTATCAACAGGTTCTCCTTGACTAATATAACCACCATAAGCATATCCAGGAGCTATTGGTGTCATAGATGTTATAGGAGCAAGACCTCCATTTGAATATCCAATTGTACCGCCTCCATATTGATATCCATGTGCTAAAGAATATATACCCATATTATAATCAGGTGTAGATTCCTCATTACTAGGATAACGAATGTCATTATATAATTTATTGAATTCTCTAATATCCATAATTTTGATCTTCGGTTGTCAAATCCGTTGGTTGTAAACTTTGCAAAGTTTGTAAAGGCTCTTGTACATTTTGTTCTGGCATTTGTACAGGGATTTTAGGTTCAAACAGATTAGCTATTATTTCTTCTGGGCTTTGACCTTGACCTATTTGATTAGCAATATTTGGAACTAAAGAAGAATCAATATTATATTTATTAATATACTCAGCCATCTGTTTAGCTTGTTGATCTAAACTAACCACTTCTTGTTTTCCATCTGGAAGAGTTACAATAGGATTTTCAGCTCCCCATAATAATATATCTTCTTGAGTTGCAGGATTACCTTCTGCATCTAAAAAAATATGTAAATCTTTATCGTAGGTTAATTTGTCCATAAGCTAACATACCTATTAGTAGTACTCTGTGTTTTCATGAATAACTTTTTCATCTTCATAATCCTCGGGATGACCTATAAAGCCTCCCTGTCTAAATCTCATCAATGCTTGTGTCATTGAGTCTACAAGGTCATCATTATCCCCAAATGGAAATGCCGCGCATTCCTCAATAACCTCTTCTGCAAAGTCAGCCTCTGGCGCCCAAATTTGTCCACTCTCAAAAAGAGGGGCAACGGCGTTTACTCTAGAATGTTTATCATTTCCTTTGCTAGGTGTAAAGTTGATAACAGGTATTCCCATCTTACGTAATTCATAGGTTAGTGGTAATCCTGATGCTTTTGACTCTACAACTACTGAATCCGGTCTCCAATAATAATATTGTTGTAGCGCTTCACGTCTAAGTTCTGGAAACTCTAATCGTTTTTTTAAAGCATCTAATAATATTAAATTAGGTCCTGAATCTTCATCTGGATAAAATACTCCCCAAGTAGTGATAGCAGAGTAATCTGCAGTTTCTTTTTTTAAGAATGCAGTATCATAACTTTGTATAACATGTTCTAAAGCTGGAATATAATCTTTGTCCCACTTACGCCACCATTCACGTTTAATGATTGAACCTTCTTCTGATGTTGGATTCTGCATCCATTGTGCATTCCATTTTTGTAAACTTAAAGATGCTTTAACAGATTCTAATTCTTCTAACTTCCAATACTCTGGCCACACTGGTTTATTAGTTGGAAGGATTGCTGGAAACTGTACCACTTCCCATTGATCTGATTTTAATCTTTTCTGAGCCCCGATCAACGCTCCGGTAAGATCTTTCAAAGACCAACGCGTCATAACCACAACAATTTTTCCACCGGGTTGTAATCGCTGACGTGGTCCTGAAGTATACCATTCATATGCACGCTCCAACGCTTCTGGATTTAAAGCATCTTGTTCCGAGTGCGGGTCATCAATGATAAGTAAATCCGCTCCGCGGCCCGTGATTGCCCCACCAACACCAGCTGCAAAGTATTCTCCACCTTGTTCCGTTTCCCAACGGCCCGCGGCTTGTGAATCTTCGCGCAATGTAGTTTTAAAATATTTTTTATAATCAGAACTATCAATTAAATGTTTTGCTTTTCTACCAAATCTAACTGCAAGTTCAGTAGTATGGGTTGTTTGGATTATTTTTAATTTTGGATTCTTACCAATCATCCAAGCGGGTAGCAGGAAGCTAGCGAATTCAGATTTAGTATGCCTTGGTGGCATGTTAATAATTAATCTATTAATCTTTCCTTCTGCAAGTTTATTAAATTGTTCAGCAATTTTTTTATGATGTTTACCTTCAACAAAGTCTGGCCAGACAGATTTTACAAAAGTTAAAAAGTCTTTATGTACCTTTTCTTCTTTTTTCTTTTCATCATATTTAATTGCGTACTTCATAAACTCCTTACGCGCATCTGGCGGAAGTTTATTCAAATCTATTTTATCTAGATCCATAAAAAATTTTTATAATTTTTTTTCACCTTTTGATTTATTTATGAAAATGAATTTACACCCTACCCCTGTCTAAATCAAGGTCTAAAGCCCCAACTCTGGGTCCCCTTTTTATGGTTTAAGGGGGTGGGGGGTCTTAGATCTTTCGACTTTCAAAATCATATAGGGATTCAAGGTCTAGTCCGGGCACGGACGTGGATGCCGGGCACGGAGCCCGGCGGCGAGCCGCAACAGCGGCGAGACCGGGCGACGCCCCGCGCAGCGGGGAGAGCGGCGCAACAGCGCCGCACCGCCGACCACGACCCGCGCAGCGGGAGGAGCGCGCCGCAACAGCGGCGCACGACTCAATGCCCGCGCAGCGGGCACGAAGAGCAGCGCAACAGCGCTGCACGATTGAGGGATGGCGAGCCGCGAAGCGGCGAGCGCACAACCTAGGATTGTATGTTGCGCTAGAGCAACACCGTTGCATAATTACAAGCGCCGCGAAGCGGCGCCCCACGACCCGCGGAGCGGGGTGCGACAATATGTCGCATTGACTTTAATGATTAAATAAATATAGGCGCGCGAAGCGCGCCCCGACCCATAAGCCGCGAAGCGGCGACCCTCGAGCACGCCAGGCGCACAACCTACGCGCGAAGCGCGGACCGCGTGCATCGCAGGCAAGCCTGCGACAATTTGTCGCATTGACTATTTGCGGATCGTTGATCTCTAAAATTTGCGAATCAAAAAATTTAGTTGTTGCATTATTATTGTTATAAGATAATGTGGGAAGTGGGTTAGCTATCCTTGTTATGTAAACTAACCCATTAACAATTAAACAAGGAGCGAGAAAATGATAACAACTAAAATAGTAAAGAATGGAAGTGACTTAGGTTTCATTGGTATGTTAATCCAAGTAACTAAGTTTCAAGATGGTTCGTTTGATGAACAAGTTTTAAAATCAAAGCATTACACTTTAGAAAAGAATGCTGAAAGACAAGTAAAAAAATGGCTTGATAGTCATAACAATATAAAGGTTGATTAAATGATAGCTGATCTAATAGATAATTTATACATGCTGATAATGTCAGGCGTTTGCATATCAGCGGTCATCGGCGCGCTGATCTGTTGGTACATGATTAGTGTTGATTTAAAGCAGAAGGATGACTTTGATAAGAAGTACCGCGAATCGCGGGATATTGAAGGACGTTGGTAGTATGTTGAAGGACGTTGGTAGTATGTTGAAGGACGTTGGTAGTATGTTGAAGGACGTTGGTAATTAATTAATCCCTAATAGTTTATTTTGAATCGCGGTCCAATCATTCTGGGCCGCGATTTTCGCATCGCGGATATTGGATTGGAGCTCGCGGATCGCGGAGCTTTCATAAAGTATTACGGAACGGGAAGCGGCTTCTTTTACTAAGATGAAATTACGCTTTGGATGTATCGTATGAAACAATATCTGGTGCGGTGAAAGTCTAATTTTGTTACCTGTTGCTACTTTAAGTTCAACCATGAAAAAACTACAACAATCATGATATCCTAATAGATCTGGAACGCCAAAAGATGCCCAAGATTCTAATCTTGTCCAAAAGATTTTAGGTGTATTTTTTTTAACTTCTTTCCAAAATTTAGACTCTTCTTTCAAAGTAACTACACTAATTGATTAGAGCGTATAACTTTAGACATTTTGTGTCTTTCTTTTTCTGTTTTCAATACAATTCTATGAGTTTCAGTTTTACCAATTAACATATTTTCCATTAATCTTATTTCTGTAATGTCATGCAAGTCGCCATTTGGCATTTGAACTTGTATACGTGCATTAGCACCAACTTCAGATTTATTTATAAATCTTTCTAAAACTGTTAGTAATGTTTTTCCGTGTATCATAGCACCTTTTAAAGTGGGGCCCAGTATCTGAAGGCAAAAATCTTTCATCTTCTCGTAAGCCGACCCCAATTGACATATACGTAATGTTACTATATTTGTCAATCTATGGGTGTACCAAAACAATTAACTCCGATGCAAATGAAATTTGCTGAATTATTAGTTTACAATGAAGGTAGACTAACAGCAACTGAATGCGCAAGACAAGCAGGATATGAAGAGGATAGAGCAAGAATAACAGCTTCTGAATTACGTAATCCAAGAAAATTTCCATTAGTTGCTAAATATATTGGTGAACTCAGAGAAGAAGTACAAAAGAAATATGAAGTTACATTTGAAAATCACATTAGTGAACTTGCAAAATTAAGAGAAGAGTCTAGAGCAAAAGGTGCTTGGTCAGCGGCAATTAATGCAGAAGTTGCAAGAGGTAAAGCCGCAGGCTTATATATAGATCAAAAGATTATTAAATATGGTAGTGTAGATTCGTTAACACCAGCTGAATTAGAAGCTAAAATGAAACAAATATTAGAAGACCATAGAGGTTTACTAGTAGAAGCAGATTTTGAAACTGTCAAAGAACAACAAACAAAATCAGAGCAAATAGAAAAAGAATAATTATTTTAAATTTGCCCAAAAAAAGAATAATGCAATTAAACTTGCAATTATAATAGAAGGTATTGTTCTATCTTCTTTCGTAATTTCTGAAACATATAAAATACAACCATATGCAAAAATAAAATAAAAAAACAATTTTATTACTATCCAAACAACTTCACCCATATTTAATTATATTTATTTTTAAGGTGATCTATTCCTTCTTGTATCCAATCTTCTAATTGTTCAGCATGCCACATAACTTCTGATTGTTCTTCACCAGGAAATCTCTTACGAGCTTCATTAATAAACATTTCTGACATTTGTCTACCGGATAATAAAAATTCTCCGCTGTAGTTTCCTGCTTTCCAATTATCTATTAAATGATTAGATAAATCTTCTAAATTATTTATTTTCATGCATGTCTCCCAAATGTTTTATTAAAAGGTACAACGTTATCTTTGTATTCAATTTTTACATCTTCACATACAAGATCTGAAGGATTATCTTTATCAATTCTTTGAACAATTCCAACACATTTAACATTCACATCTAATGGATCTATATCAAGAAAAGAAGTTTCACAAACATCGTATTTTTCTTCTGTCAAATGTATATTAAAATCGTCATACTTAATTCCACCTTCTCTTAAATAAATATCAAAGGCTTCATCTTCATTATTAGCTTTAATATATTGATCAACAATCATTTCATATGTTTGTCTAACTTTATATACTTTTTTACCTTCATCTTCTGGTCTAAAAGTAAATGGTGTATCTATTTTATTCATTTTTATCCTTTCTATTAAAAGTATAATGTATCATAAAACATGATGATATAAATAACCATACAATTATTTTTATCAGTAGCAAGTGTTCTATCATATTTATTCTTTCTTTTTGTTAATGATTTTAATTTACATTAATATGGGATATTATGTCAATAGTTATTTTTTATTACATTTACATTTATTTAATAATAAACAACCAAAATATGTATTCCATATGCATTTAAACATATGTGATATTTTTAACACAACCTATAGGATATATATTTCTATCACCAAAACTTATAATTTCATCGTTTTCAATTTCATAAGATGCAAAAGTCATAATAACCTTATCATCTTTATAAAATAGGAAACCTTCACTTACACAGGTACTGCATTGCATATCATTAAACTCATCGTTATCAGCCCATGCTGTATCTCCAAGGATATCAATCCATTCAAGTTTAATTCTAGGATATTTGCTTATGCTCATCACTACATAAGTAAAATTTTTACCCCTGTTTTGCAATTTAAAAATAAAAAGGGGGTCGCGTAGCGGAATAAGTGGAAAATCAATAAAATCAACGTTTTTGTAAAAAAGCCTTATAAAATGCATAGTCCAAAAAAGATATATAAATCAATGAGCTATTCCCGCCGTGGCGAATCGTTGATTTATGCGGCTCCAGAATCGTTGCACGCCAAGGGTTTTTTTTCCGTGGCGTAAAAAAAATAGTCTACTATTCGCATATACCAACACTTCTAGACGATTTACGCCACCAAAGCCACCCGCCACGGGGTAAAGTAAAAAAATTTTTTTCATAACTACCCCTAAAACTTTCCTTATGGTGGCGGCGATAACAAAAAAGCTATATAAATCAACGCTCCACGTTCCGCGCTCCATTTTACGCCATTTCCTGTTAACTATTACCTTGTTCTGTCACAAAGATCTGTTATTAGGGGATCGCGGATAGGGGGTAATTGCGCATGGCTAAAAAGAAACAATCAATCGAAGATATCCTTGAGGACATAAGAGCTCATATAGACTTATTAGAGGATAAAATTAACGAAATAAGAGATCAAGACGAACCGGAGGATTGGGATGACCAAGACGAAGACGAGGACCTTGATGAAGACGAAGACGAGTAGCAAACGGTGTGGGGTATAAAAGCCCCACATTAAAACCCCATATCTACAAGTTCTTTATAAGTTCTTTTCAGTAGCTGTGGATATTCAGGATTAGTAGAATAGTTATAAAGCAGGTTAAAATAACGATTTACATCATTTATTCTTAATTTAGTTTGTAATTCACGTTCATTTCTAAAAGATTTGTAAGCATCTTTCGTATTAAGCAGATTTATATAATACTCAATAGAATGGCATTTAGACTTAAATTTAGCCACTCTAAAAGGGGCATTTGGGTTGTTGGCAGGGGTCATGCCAGTATGTAAATTTCTAAACTGATATATGCCCATTAAGTTGTTTCCTTCAATGGCATAACGACTACGGCCATAATTAGATTCTAATGCCGCTTGTGTTAATAATAATTTTCTAGGTATTCTTTCTTCCTTCTTATATCTTTTATCAAGATAATCAGCGCATTTATTGACTGATTGGACAAATTCTCTGTTATTAGAATAGCCAAAGGCGGGTTCAGAATAGACAACAAACAATACAATAAATAACCATATAATTGCTGTTAACAGATACAGTAGATAATGTTTTAAATTATTCACGTGGTCCTCCTGCGATGTTGGTTGATTTTTAGCTTATCCTATTTCCTTTTGATAGGTTTTCGCTAGCCCATAAGGGCTGTAAGTTTGTATAGTGGAAACATTTTGCCTGTTCTTCTGGTTTTGTCAAGTCAAAAGATGAACATGGAAGTATATGATCTATATGCCATTTTCCATGATTTTTACGTGTCATACCAGGTTTAAATGATTTTTCTAAATGATCCCAAACTTCTTTTACATCTTTAACACCTAATAATTTTAAAGAAGATTCATTTTTTCTAATTCCTTTTAAAGCTTTCAATATTCTACTTCTCAAAATTATAGATAATTTAAATTTAGGGTCTTTTTTTGTTTTAATTCTTTTCTTTTCATTTAATAATTTTCTATTCTTTTTTGCCCATTCTTTCATATATATTTTTTGTTTAAGTTTATTTTTTAAATCATATTCTTTTTTGTATTTTTTTATTTTATCTCTATATAATAAAAAATATTCTTTTAAATATTTTTTAAGTTTTTCTTTATTTTTTAAAGACCATTTTTTAAAATATATTTTTTGTTTATTTCTTCTTTTAAAATTATATTTTTTAAAATATTCTTTTTGTTTTTCTTTATCTTTGTAAGGCATTTTATTTATGTTGAAACCAATTATATACAGCAATAAAACTTAATAATATAAAAACTACTTGCTGTGTTAATCTTGCCATATCTTTTTCAATATAAGAAACATAAGCCCACATGAACACAGATACCATTAAAAATATCCATGCAATCCATTGTATATTAATAATAGCTGTTGCCTGTATTACAGAACAAGTAATACTAATACTTGCAGCTATCCATTTATAAACAGTTAAATTCATTTTTTTAATTGATTATAATATTGATCTACTCTTCTTAAAAAATCATGTTTGTATCTTTTGTATTCTAATCCTTCTATTGTAAATTCTTGATAAACATTTTCTGGTGTGCACATCATAATAATTCCTTTTTCAATTTTAGTTCCATAAACATAATCATGTGCCATTCCATAAGCCGCAAGTTGCATAAAATAATCTTGAATCCATTCTTTTTTCTTTGGTTTATTAGATTGTTTAAAATCTATAATACTGTCCTTTCCATTATGAACTGCAATAAAATCAGTAGCTCCTGCATATAGATCTGGATAATATAAGGTAGCTTCCATGCCATAATATTCAGTGATTTTATTTTTTAATCCGTTATCTATGATAGTTTGAGCCATGTTATGTGCATTACGACCTACATCTGTTAAATCTAAGTGATATTGACCCTCTATAAAACTTTGAATTATGGTATGCATGGCTGTTCCACGTGTTGAAGAACGATCCACGATCCGCGTAGCTTCTTCTTCGCCTATTCGTTTACGCCACTCTTCCAGTGATTTACGTTTCTCTTCAGGTTGAGTTGCGGATAATATTGTAGTAACTGATGGTAATTTAGCTTCCCCTAGATCATAGTGTCTATGACCATCAACAGATGCTCGTGTTGATTTAGGGTATATAAATTTAGGATTGTGTTTCATAATTAATATTGAATTTCCATAACAGGTTTTTCTTTAGTTGATTCGTCATATAAAAATTTAATAGTTTGTTTAATAACAGTAGTTGTAGGATCAAAAGAAATATCTTTTGAGCAACTAGCTAATATAAATAATATAAATAAGTATTTCATTTTATAAATACTCTAATAATGTAAGATAGTATAATCAAACCAACAATAAAATTTCTAATTTCCATCCACGTAATATATCTTAATCCCCAACGCTTTCTGTTCTTTCGATACAGAACGATTAATTGTGTCTCCTGGTTTACAGTTATAACTTTGGCTCTTACGACGAGATATGGTCTTAACATCAAGTAAACTGGTTTTACCTTGTTTATCAACAACAACAAGATCAAACGGACATTGTGGATCCAATGATTTAGCGACATGATATCCTTTTTTTAAAAATTCTTTTGCAGCAATTAACTCTGAACATATACCTTTTGTTGATCTACTTATCATTTTTTTCATCTTTTTTTTCTTTGACGTAAGACCAATCTATTTCATCATAATTTTTTTTAAATGTTTCATCCGGTATACGAGATCTTCCGTCCCAACCTTTACCCCATTCTGATCTTCTTTTTTTATTTTCTGTCATATTATTTATAATGAAGTAGAACCTGTTAGAGTTCTACTTCATATCATTCCTCATTTACATTCCTTTACTAATTTATCAACTAAAATTCTTTTCTAGTTGATATTCTATTTGCTTTAGAAAGTTTAAAGTTATAAGCATCTACCAAACCTTCAATCCAATCTTCTTGGTTCATACAACCTTCCAATTTAGATCTATATTTTTGTATTTGGTCATAAGCAGTTTCAACTTTAAAGTTTTCTAAGTTTTGTATTCTAGTAAAACCTATACAAAACTTTTTAATTTGTACAAGATCAGGTGCAAAAGATTTTATCTTTAACAACTGTTGTGCAAATCGTCTTGCTTTGTTTTCATCAGTTATTACAAAATTGCCACTGATGAAGTCTCTATGACAATCACCTTTAACTTTACTACCTTCAATGCTTAATAATATTAAACATACAGATAATGGAAGATTAAACTCTTCAAAAAATTTACTTATTTTTGAATAAGTTTGGTGATTAGGATGAGATCTATGAGAGAAACTTTTTAAATAATCTCTATATTTCCATCCTCTTTGCTTATTGTTAATAACTCTAACATGTTCTATGCCTAAGTTCTTAACAGTGATATAAGTTACTGGAAGTTTCAACAATTTACACGCGTTCAAACGATGTTGACCTTCAATAACTTCTTTGTTTTCGTTAACAATGATTGGATTGATCTGTCCGTATTTTTTTAGACTAACAGCAAGATCATTCACATGATTGTCCGAAATGTCCCGATTAGCATTCAATATTTTGAACATTGAATAATCATCGGTTTGTCTTATTATGCTACTTCTTCCAGTAAAAAGAGAAGTATTCATACACACTCCTTTATTGCGTCAAGTTTTTTTAAAATTTTGTTAGTTCTTGACGTTAACATAACAAAATTATTATACACTTTTTTGTATAATTCTTTTTAATCATTTGCTTATGAATCTCATTAAGTTTTTATCTTTAGATAATTCATAATTTGTTTTTCTTATTTTTATTTTACACCACTCAACATATTCTGGATTTAAATTACCTAAGTTATCTTCATTCATAATATAAGTCATAATATTAACTTTATTTAAATATTCCTTAAATTTTTTATTTTCAAAATCATTAAAGTAATCACTGTTTAAATATTTTTCTAAAATTTTTTTTCTATATTCAGTCATTAATGTATTGCCTTATTATTAAAAGGTTCTATTTGTTCAGATTGTTTCATAATTGTATCCATAACTTCTTCAAACTCCCCAGGATATTTAAATACTGTTTTATATAATCTCATAGCTTGAGCCATCATAGTAGATGCCACCATCTGCGGTTCATTATAACGAAGAACTAATTCAACCATTTTATCAAATAGTTCATTATAAATGTATTCTAATTCAAGATCTTTTTTTGTTTTTTTCATTTTCTAAATAAATCTTCGTCTTGTTGTTTATTCTTTCTTTTCATATGACATTCAATTTTTACAACATCTTCAGCTCCATCTAATATTCTTATTTCATAGCCATATTTTTTTGGTTCAACCCAATATTTTACTACATTATGAATTATAAGATTACCTATTTTCTTTTTTGTTCTTTCAGACATTTCTTCAACCTTTTGTTTTGTTTTTTTAAACGATAAATAATTTCATCTAAATCATTTGGTCCGCGTTTCATCTTTTTCTTTCGTATAATGTTTTAAATATACGTTTTTTTTTAATCGGACACCAGTATCCGTAATATCCTGATATTTTTCTTTTCATACAGGCATCCCCGCATCATCAATGTTTTCTAACATTTCCTCTTCTGTAAATGCTATTTCACCTTGTGATTTGCAATTTTTACATTGGTAAACTTCACCATAGCAATCTCTACGATATCCATTACCACCACAATCATGGCAAATGATTTTATGTGTTTTATTTTGTATGTCCATTTTTATATCCCCTATTTTTTGCTTCTTTTTTTGCGAGAACTTCTATTGTTTTACTTATAGTTAAATTAGCATCAGTTAATTTACCTTCTCCAAGAAATATTAAAATTTTATATATTTCCATCGGCACAGATACCGATTTATATTTTGCTGGGTCTGCCATTACTTCTCCTTTTGTTTGTTTATTTATGCTTTCTGCATCTTAATATGGGAAACTATAGCATTAAAAACAAGTGTTGCAAGATAATTATTTTTAAGGTATTGTGGACATCTCTTCTCACACCTTTTGTTTGCTCGTCCTAGTACAACTAGGGCGGGCATTCATTATCTTCTCCCTTGACCTCTATATTCTTTTCTATCGTTGCGTTTATTTGGTCTTTTAGAATGACGTCCTGGACGTTTTTTATTGGTATGTTTAATAAAAGTACCAGTACCTGATTGAACTTTACGAGCCATTATCTTTTATTTCTGTCATTAAACCACTTCTTTTACTATTAGTAATTGGGATATATTTAATAACTCCATTAACATATTGTTCTACTTCTTCTCCACACAAAGAACATCTGTAAAAATCTTTATATAAAAACAATAAAGGTGATAATAAATTACAATAAGGACATATACCATGCTCTATTCTGGCATCTAATTTTAAAGCACTTCTAATTTTTCTTGGTTTTCTTGGCATCTATATTATAGAACATATCATCTGAGTCATCTGTTTTCCAGTTTTTATTTTCTACATTCCAACACGTAGTCTGGACTTTATAGTCAGGCCAATGTGATGAAGTAGTAAAGCTAGGGATATTCCACAAAATACGATTATTAGGCTGAATTGCATAATTACCGTTATCAAGAGCCAGAACGTGGCCACACTTATGTTGATCAGGTATTTCGGAATGTTCAGTATCCAAAATATTAGGTTCCGGATGTGCCCAATCCACAGTGAATAAATATTCTCCATGATAAAATTTTTTATTTTTTCCTAAATATTTACAGCGTTGACCTTTTAAAAAATCAAAAACAATAATACTAGGATAATAACTAAATGAATTCCATAACTGAAGATCGTCGAGATCTTGATGTTCCATCGGTGTGCTATACACATCACTGCTGATTCTTCTTTGAACAAAAGCAGAGATAGGAAGTCTCCAATATATTGCACCGTTGCTAAGTAAACAATGAAACAACGTCGCACGCCCGCTAATACTCCCCAAAGCAAATACCACGCAGTCTTCAGTTTCTCCTTTATGTTTTCGTAAGTCATATAAATATTCTCTCCTTATTTTACAGTATATGGGTGGTATATTAGCATTTAAATAAGACATTGAATACTATTTAATAGCACCCCAGTTATCTCCAAATTCATAATCTACTTTATTAGGTATTTCTAATTTAATTGAAGATTCCATAATTTCTACTATTTGTTTTGCATGATCATTTGATTCAACTGATATATCTAATTCATCATGTATTTGTATATGAGGTACAATACCTGCATCACTTAAAGCTATTATAGATAATTTAGTCATATCCGCAGCTGATCCTTGTATTAATCTATTTAATGCTTTGTATGTTCCTGCTCTTTTAATTCCATGACCATATTCTTTTATTGCTTCAGCATGTGGTTTAGGGAATCCAGCACCAAACGTAGTTGGTTCCCAAAGATCAAAATGACAAACTCTTCCTCCCAAAGTTCTAATTCTTCCAGATTCATCAGCTCTTCTTGATACTGCTTGCATTAGTTGTTTTATGAATGGAGCTTTAGTATGATATTGATTAATTAATTTTTCAGCTGATTCTTTCATTAAACCTAATTCAGCCATTAATTTATTTTTACCCATACCATACATTAGCCCAAGATTAATTGTTTTAGCTTGTGATCTTTCAATACCAGCCATCTTTGCGACTGCGGCATGGAAATCTGCTTCTCCTGATTCATATGCTTCTGCAATTTCATTAATACCATCTAATCTTTGAAGTTTAGCATAATGAATTAATATTCTCGGTTCTTGTTGTGAGTAATCAAATACACCCCATTTATGATTTTCTTCTGGAATAAATAAAGATCTAATTAATGGTCCTAATTCTTTATGTCTTACCGGTATCTGTTGTAAATTAGGATTAGACATTGAAAATCTTCCTGTAACAGTTCCACCATCATCAGATCTAATTTGATTTATATCTGCATGTATTCTTCCTTTATGAGAATGTTTTACAATTGTATCTATAAAAGTTGTATGTGCTTTATTTATTTCTCTTGCATAAGAAATTCCTTGAGCAATTTCATTTGGATGATTTGATAAAAAGTTTTTTGTAAAACTTGGAGCTCCAGTTTTTTCTGTCCTATCATAAGGCAATTTTAAAGCATCAAATACTTTTGCTATAGAAGCTGCAGCCCATAATTCTACTGAAACTCCAGTTAAGTCTTTGATTTTATTAAGTATTTTATTTTCTTTATCTATTAATTGTTTTTTAATTTTATCAGCTTTTTCAATATCAACTCTTACTCCTTTAAATCTCATATCAACTAGACATGGAAATAATCTTGTTTCCGTATCAAATATAGTCCAAAGATCTTGATCAGATAATTCTATTTTCATTCTATGCCAAAGTTTTAAAGTTGATTCAGCATCTCTTTCAGCATACTGACCAACAAACATAGATGGAAGTTTCCACATATCTTTTTTAGCATCAATTCCATATTCTCTTGCAGCTGCCTGCAATACTGCTTCATCTTTACCTATCCCTGCATATTCTCTTGCAAGATCATTTAATCTAAAACTCCATCTGTTTTCATTAACTAAAGATGCTGCAATCATTGTATCTACAATTTTTGCAGGGGGTGTAATACCTGATGATCTTAACCAACAAATATCATACATTGCGTTATGAAATATAAATGTTGAATCTTGTTTAAATAAATCTTGTAACCAATTTAAAACTAATTTTTTATCCATGTTACCGCCGCCTTCATGTGCTATTGGATAATAAGCAGACCATCCTTCTACAGCTACTGCTATACCAACGATCCGTCCACGACCAACCACGTTCCCCGATCCGCGTTCAGTTAACTCTGGATCACAAGTCTCTAAGTCTATTGCAATCTCTTTATGACCGCGCAGATCTTTTAATTCTTCAGGAACCACCCATTCTGTTTGTGGGGTAAATAATATTTGTTGAAATGTTCGTGTCATTGAATCATTGATGAAATGTATAAAGCAAGAGATATACCGTATAATATTAATGCTATTTCCATTCTCTTCTCTCCTTTGTTAGTTTATTTTAATCCCCACCAAATTAATATTGCAGGGATAATAAAATGTTCTACTATTTCATAAATGCATATAAATAATAATAAAATAGTAAACCATAAAGATGTTTTAGATTTACGTGCTAAATACATAAATATTTTTTCATGCCATGACGTAAATTTATGTGTAAATGTTAAAATTTTATTTCTAATTTTTATTTTGTCCATAATCTCTTTCTAATATCATTTCTAAATAATGTATTGCTTTTAATATATCTTCTTTTTTACCTTTTAGTTTATGTCTACATATATACTTAATTGCATTGCCTTCTGCAAATGGTAAATTGTTTTCATTAATAAAAACAGAAGGTTGTATCTTCATAGTTTTGTAATGTTTTCCACCAACTTGTTTAAAGAATGTTTTGTTTGTCATTTAACTCCTTATTAGTTTTATATAAATCATTTAAAACATCTTCTGGTTTTCCATTAAATGTATATATAGTTTTCCCTGCTTCATAAATTAAAGAATAATTATTTTTTTCTTTTTTATCTATTTCTCTTATTCTAATCATATTAAATATGCGCGATCAAAATTCTTTGGATCTACAATATGTAATTCCTTTTTTGCTCTTGTAAAAGCAGTGTAATACAAACGATGTAAATCATCAGGATCTGTTTCGCTTTGTTTAATTGCGGCAGCTGTTAAATCTAATAGAACACAAATATTATCTCGTTCACCACCTTTGAACGCGTGGATTGTTGACATAAGAATGCGCGGAGTCTTATTTATCTTCTCACCATTTGCTCTCATATTACGAATATAATTTTCAGTAATTGTGTCTACACCTTCAAATGATTCATACCATACTTTATCAGTAAGTAAACCATGATCTTTAATACAATCTTGTATTAAATACTTTTCTTCAGCTTTTAATGTTTTAGCATCTCTATATCCAGGAGCTACATTTGCTCCTAAATATTTATATATATTTTTAATTTGTATATAATTTAGTGCTGTATTGTTTCTAAAATCTTCCCAATTACTCAATGCTAATAATAATTCTAACGATATAGAATTAATTCCTTTATATTGATAATACCAACCTTGTAATTCACATAATTCTTTAACATCATCTAAAAAATAATTAGCTGATGCAAGTACAGTCCATTCTCCTTTGGACATATCTAATTGTGTAATATCAGTATAATATCTTAAAATGCCTGTTTCTTGGCGTGGTTTATAATCTTTTTCATATCTATTCTTAACTTTAGATATAATTCTTTGTGATAATTCATGTATAGGACCTCCAGGAATGCGATAAGATTGATTAAGCGTCCTGATCTCGTCTACCTCATCTTTTAGCGCTATAAAGTGATCTACGTCGGCCCCAGCCCATTTAAAAATAGCCTGGTCATCATCACCTGCAATATAAGTCTTTTCAGCTTTTTTCCAAATAGTTCTAACCATTTCCCATTGTAAATGTGATAAATCTTGTGCTTCATCTATAAATAATACTTTAAATTTTGGTGCCATATCTTTTTCTACAAATTCTTCTAATAAATCTGTAAAATCTTTTAATCCCTTTTCTTTTTTAAATCTTTTAAGTTCTTGATCTATTAAAAATAATGTATCTCTTTCTATATCTAATAAATTTGTTCTTAAATCATAACATTCCATTAAATCCATTTTTTTAACTCTTGCTGTATTAATGATAGTTAAATATTCATTATCAGAATTAAAAATACCATCTTCATCAGAATAAGATGCAGTTTTAATTGGTATATTACATTTTAATCCAAACTCTCTATAATCTTCCGGATTCATCATTCTATCTCTTGTTATACTTAATAGTTTAAATGCTAATGAATGCAAAGTTTTAAAATAAATTAAATCACGTTCTGGACTTAATCCAAATTTTTCTGCTGCTCTTGTTGCAGCTTCTCTTGCAGCTTTTTTAGTAAAAGAAAAATAACCTATTTCCCTTGGTTTAATTCCTTGTTTAATAAATTCATCTACCAAGTTTAACAACGTTGTTGTTTTTCCTGTTCCTGGTGGACCCAATATTATTGTTTTCATATTTCTTTAACCTTCTTTCTAATATTTCTTTTTGTAATTTTATTTTTTCATAATTTTCTTTTAGTAATCTATATTTTAAAAACCAATTAACACCTATCATTAAAAATGTTGTTCTTGATATTTAACAGCAGTTGTTGTTGTACTTATTTTTTTCATTGTTTTAATTTTAATCAATCTTGGTTCTTGACCTTTAATTTTCATTCTTGTTTCTTCTACAAATATTCCATCATCCTTTAATGATTTAATCAAATTTCCTGTCTTTGCTTTATCCATTTCCCAATGATTCTTTTTACAAAAGTTATAAAAATCTTCCATTCTAAAATATGTAAATTCTCTTTTTTCATCTGTATATGGAAGTTTATTAAAAATATCTTCCATGGTTCTTGCGTTTTGTCTATTAGTAGTCCAATCTTGAAGTAATGCTGTAATTTGATTTTTAGGATCTAATGATTCTAATGGTTCCACCGTCTGTAAATTATCCATTAGAGGTTTTAAATAATATTCTCTCCAATCTTTTTCCTTTAGTTTTGGTACTAATAAATCTGCTTTTTCTAACATTGCTAATGAAAACAATGCAGGACTTGCTAATTGTTCTGCTTTTAATTCTATTCTTTTTTGTTTTTTGTCATCAATTTCTTCATCAACATCTAAAAAATATTGTGGTGGATTTGAATTATATTTAGTTAAATTACTAAGCTTAGGCATCATCTCTTCACCATCACCAACACCAAATTTTTTTGTTCTACATAAAGATGCATTACAAACATCTACAATTGGTGGAAGCTTACATCTATATTTATCATAACCTTTTTTACCAATTGATTTTAACAATTGTTGAACTTCACTATTACTTAATGGTGGGTTCATATATTTAAGATTAGCTTCGACGACTTTATCTTCCCAAGAATCTGGACTAGATTGTTTAAAGTATATGGCAACATTAAACAATGCATTATTTCTAGATCCTTCGCCAAAGCCATCGCGAGCTAATCTATTTAAACATGGAGGCCCATCTTTAAATACTTCTTCTACCTTTTCTTCTTTGATTTCAATTTTTTCAACTTCTTCTTTTGTTTGCGCATACATGTCATAGAATTTATAAAATTCTTCAAGCGACATAGCTGAGCCATTATCATCAAATGCATATCTTAATCCTTTTGTTTGGTTATGGTAGGGAAGATTTAAAAAATTACCTGTATCCCCACGTTCTACAAGTATTTCAGTTTGTTTAGGAAATATTTCAACACCTGAATATCCTAATACTTCTGAAATTTTTTTAAGAGTAGTCTGCATCAATGATGCAGGAATAAATTCTTTTGTAAATAAAAATACGTGAGCTCCTCCAGATTTAGATCTGAATACTATTAATGGAAGTTTTAAATTTCTTATTTTTTTTATTAAGTCAATATGATTAAGATTATACTGATCAACATCAATACAACCCCACTTACAGTTGTTGTCTTCATTAATAGGGATAATACCAAGAGCAGGATCAACACCATTAAGATGATCTTCCCAAAGGTTATCAGTAATCGGTTTCCTAACAATGTATGCTTTACCTTTTTGTTTTCCGTTTTCACTACGTTCTCCTTTTTGATATTGACCATATGCTGTTTGTAGACCAGTAAATATTTGTTTAAATTTTTCTTTCATACATTACCATATTGTTTGGGGCTCGTATTACCGAGCCCCGTTTCGCGATTAAACTAGAACGGTACGTTCTCAGTTATTCTCTCTTCTACATCAGCTCTTGTTTGCACCGATCCTTTTCTTACATCACCAGAAAAACCTTTTGCACTTAAGTACAAAGATTTATCTTTAGTGTCTAAAATTCGGTCTTGTGTTACTACCCAACCGTACCAACTACCTTTATCATTTTTTTGTAAAGTAGATGCTAAGTTGTATACAACACCATGCATTGGAGGAACTGCAAATCCACCTTTACCGTCAGGAATCTGAACAGTTTTCATCATTGCATTCCACTTTTTGCTTACATTGAGTTGAGTTGATTTCATGGTGATTAAAGCTGGAGTATAACCACCCGCTTTAGTTTCAGCCATTACATAATAAGATGCAGTCTCTTCAATATAATTACCATTTGGTAATCTTACTTTAGATCCTTCTCTCTTACCTGTAGCTATCACTGGACTGTTAGGTAAGTGAATTGCAACCGGAGCTGCAGATCCTTCTCCTCTATCAGACCATTCTGGATAGTCTTTTTTATAGTAGCAAGGAATAACTTTAATTCCTTTTTTACCATCATACAGTTCACTTGTAACTGTATTGTAAATCATACCAGGTTTAGCACCAGGTACATATTTAGCATCACCTTCAGTTACCTGTGGTGATAATTGTCCAAGGATTCTTATGAAAGGTAACGCAAGATCTTGTTGCGTCATATTTTCAAAACCTTTGTCTAGATCATCTCCAAACAAAGCTACAGAACCATTGGCTACTGGTTTTTTTACCATTGCTTCATTAGCCATCATTCATTCTCCATTATTTACGGGTTATTTTAGTTGTGTCTTTAATCCAAGTACTAAAGACATCAGAAGGCATGTCGAGCCCGGACTC